TTTCCCAAAACTTAAAAAAGAACTCGTTGAAAATAGGATTGTCACCTCTCGCTCCCGCATGAGTGTCATTGATCAGAGCAATCTTCATTATGTAATACCTCTATTCTTCGTCAATCTTATCTTCTACGACCTCGATGAAGTTCTCAAGGCCTTTGGTTTTACTTTTCTTTTTTGCTTTCTTGGTTTCTTCAAAGTTGAAAATAAATTCGGAGATGTTGTCGTACATTTCAAATTGTCTCATGTTACCATTCTCATCTTCATACATCTCACCTTCATCCAGAATACCGAATTGTTGAGTTGCCTTATACTTCACATACAACTGTTTCTTTTCACGGGTAATTCTACGCAGAAAAGCAAAATAAATTATCTGTGTGAAATAGGCAAAAGGATTACTGGATTTGCTGGGATCAAAATTCCGAAAATACATGATGCAGTTTTCAATACCATCACAAATCATTTCATCTCGGAAAGAATAAGAAATGAAGTTTGGTTTTCTTGATAGATGTTCTGCAATTTTGAGAAAACATTCGCCGATATACTCAGGTATGGGAGGTTCTTCCTCCTCTTTACTCCTAGCTAATTCGCATCTTTTATGGTAATCAACCAATGAGGCAAGAAAATCAGGGTTATTTACATAGTGTTTTTTGGGTTTGTTGGACATATCACCTCTATTGTTCAGTTAACAATATAATAATCTATATTTGATGCCGTGTCAAGCTTTGTATTAAAATATATTCACTATTACCTTAAATACGCTTGACTTACGGCTTGACAGAGTGTAAACTCTCGGTGTTGCTGTTTAATATTAATGTAATAAAGACTTCTTAATACCTTTATTACCAAATGATTCCATAATGTCTTCAATAGATTCTTCATCAGACATGTCCACCTCTTCATCATAATCGTCTTCATCAGTGATTGAGAGAGATTCCTCAATGTTCTTCATGTTGAGTACACTCTCAAGTGTTACCTCATTGACAATCCTGGTATAATAATCAATGACCACAGTTTTAGGTTTAAACATTGTGAGAACATCCGAAGAAAATATGAATGCAACATTTTCTTCGACGAGTTCTAGAGGTAACCAAGGTGACATCATCATAAAGGCCTTTCCACTAGGTAACCTTTTAAACAAAATCGTCATAGGTTCAACCAAAGTGTATTGGCCATCATCCTCACTACATTGAGCGATGACATCTTCACCACTATTCAATCTTACGATCTTAACATTATCCATTTTTCAACTCTACATTATAAAATTTATATTTAAACTTCTCACTATCATATATATTCACTCTCTCTATGAAGTGTTTTATAGTAAAGTTAGTAAATTTACCAGTTCTTAAATCATCGGAAATATCATATAAAACAGCTTCAGTTTTATTGTCACCTCTTCTAAGTCCTCTACCTATTGATTGTAGGTTACGAACTCTAGATTTTGAAGGTGATGCAAAAATAACATTATGAAGGTTACGTATATTTATTCCAGTCGAAAAAGTACCATAACTCGCCACGATGATGGCGTCATTTTCTTTTTCTGTGATGGCACGAATTGATTCACGAACATCAACATCTGTTCCACCATATACAAAAAATACCTTTCTTTTACCTTTTTCTTCTTCAATCATTCGAAAGAGTTGTCTGCCGTGTTTCTCAACCAGATTGAACAGAACTAAAGAGTTACCTTTAAGTGATAAGACTAAATTTTTAATGAAAGTGTTTCTATATGGATTTGTAACGATATAGTTAATCTCTTCATTATAATTCCATTTCCTGGCCATCTTACAAGTCTCTTCTGGATACTTTAGTATCAAACACTTAATATTAAAGTCGGCCACATGTTTGCTGTCCATCAGTTCTTTGGTTGTTGTAACAGACAAAACTGGACCAAAAAGTCCTTCAAGTACAAGTTTATGTGTATGTGTTCCGTCTAAAGTACCGGTACAACCAATACGGTAACTGGTATTGATTAGACTTGACATGATTGTTGTTAGAGACTTTGCTTTGAATTCATGGGCTTCATCACCTAAAACAAAATCAAATTGTTCAAAGTATTCAGGCGGATTCTTGTAGATAGATTGCCAAGTGGTAATCGTCAAAAACTTATCAGTAGCCTTTTCTTTACCAGCATACTGTCTATGGCAATACTTTTCAGAATCATAACCATAAGATGCGAAATCTGAATACATCTGTTCAGCCAGAGATGTTCTGGGAACAATTAACAGACCTTTTTTGTGATCTTGTTGAATGTACCTGAGAATCAAATACAATATGAATGATTTGCCAGATGAAGTAGGAGACAATAACAAAACTCTTTTGTTTCTTACCGCATGTACAAAAGAAGACACTTGATAGTCTCTCTTTTCTAAATGTTTAGGTAGATTTAAGTTTTCTATAAACCTTTCCGCTTCAATGAGAGAAAAACTTTCAGTTAAACTCACATTAGAATCTAACTGTATTTTATATTTTCTTTCGTCACAAAACTTTTGGAGATATGGTAATAGACCATAAAACAAAACATTTTTCCTAAGATCGAAAAGTCTGATCTTTCCATCCCAAAGTCTGTCCTTGAAAGGTTTCATGAACTGATAACCTGGAACAAAAAACGTAAAAAAATCCGATACTTCTTGAGCTATGTTTCGTTCACAGTCTACTTTAATGTAAACTTCATTAAGTTTTGTTATGTGTAAGGAATCCATTAAGCACCTTGTATGAACCTCTCATAATCTATGAAGGCCTTTAGTTGATAGGTGCGTGATTGTAATTCTTTCATTATCGACTCACATGATCTAACGATTTCTTCATGCATGGCTTTGGCCGCCAACAAACGATTCAAATCTTTGTCACCTTCAATATATGTAGATATGTCGGATTTCAATACATATTGAAATGGTTCCCAACCTAACTCTTCTAGTTGATCTTTTGAGAGTTTACCGGTATAATATTCCCACTTAACACGTTTTGTTTCCGAAAACTTAAATTCCACACTTCGCATCAACTGTCGATAATGTGATAGTATATTTAAGTATTTGCTGTGTAATTTTGGAATGTTTAATAGTTCACGACCGGGTTCAGTGCGATCTATTTCCGAGTCTTTTTTCCACTCTGCTAGTAATTCTTCAAGTCTATTCATTATAATCCTCCTGTCTGGAGTATATCACATTTAAAACAATTTTTCTACATTATAATAGGCAAATCTGAAAGTTGCATCAGCGGTAACGATGTTATCCGGTGAATCTTGTGCCGACATAACAAATGCCGAAATTGCTGTTGGAAAACAATCAATCAGTTTAAATCTCCAGGTTGGAGTATTTGATGATGACAGTAAAGTTAGTGAGGCATCCGAAAACTGCGGTGTTTTGGGATTACCAATATATCTTGATTGTTTTTGCAGATTAAGATATTCCTCAAATTTTTCCGGAAAAGTCATTGCTCTAATCCAATCATGAATCTCCAACCAACTGGAAAGATATTCATCTACCATGAATGTTATATTAAAAACATCATATATGGCTTTCTCACCAGGAGAATAAAGATCAACAAATGGTGTTTGTCTAGGAACTTCAGATAGAGATATTCCAGGTACAGATACACTCTGACAGAAATATTGTATATGGGGTGCCCTTGAAAAAGTCAACTGAAACTTATTCGGGTGAAGCGGATTTGGATTTTGTGGAGTTTTAGTAATTATTGTCATATGGTTATTTATAAAACAAAAAAAAGAGGATCCGAAGATCCTCTTTAAAATATCACTCTTGAGGGTGATTTTTTCTACTTCAATTACATAATGTTTGCAATCTTCATTGCACGGTAGTACACGTTGCTCTTAGCGGTGAGAGCGCCAGAACCTTGTGAAGTACCTTCTGCGAATGGGTTTGCAACCAAACCGTAACGAGTCTTGAATCCAATTTTTGGTTGGAATGTGTTGGTATCAACGGCACGAACCATTTGCAGAGGAACGTATGGGCAGTAGAACAGACCAGCGTCATATGCATTGGAACCTTTGTAACCAACAACAGCAAACTCAGAAGTCGATGATGTTGGGAAGTATGGGTCGATATAGACCTTGATACGACCAAACATTGTACCAGCAAAAGTATTACCAGTATCGTCAACTGTCAAGTTAACTTGACCCTGCAAAGCTGATTGATAGTCCAAAAGACCAGCCATCGCAAATGCGGAAGCAACATCTGAAGAACAAATCATAACGTTACCTTTGCCTCTACGAGTTGTCTTGGCAATAACGTTAGCTTCACGTTCGAGTTGATAGGCCAAACCTTTAATCTTCTCAACCATCCAGCGACCATTCGAATCTGTATCCAGGTCAAATGTACCAGTAGTTGTTGTACCGACTTGAGCACCAACTTTAGAAACCACGTAGATTGTACGCAGAACTTCACGGTTGATTTCAGCAAGAATTTCTGAAGAGAGAATGTTTGCCAATTCTGTTTCAGCATCCAGACCATGAACAGCTTTCAAGTCTTGTGCCAATTCGATTGAGTACTCAGCCTTCAAAGCACGGGTCTTTGCAGTAACCGAAACTTTCTCGATTGAGAATCCCATTTCTGATGGTGTCAATTCTTCAGCAGTTGCTGTGGCCATACCAGCACCGTTAGTCATTGAAGTTGCGAAAACGTTACCGCTACCCAATGCTGTGTTAGCAGCCAACGAGATAGAACCTTGTGAACCTGTACCACCAAAAGCTGTGTTAGCTTCGTTATAGAAAGCTTCTGTACCAGTTGAAGGAACACGGTCTGTGCCGTACATTGAACGCATTGCAAAGATAAGTCCTGTTGGACCTGTCATTGGCTGAACACCACAGATGTCATAAGCGATCAGGTTAGGCAATGAACGACGAACCAGACTGATAAGAATTGGATCGAAACCAGCGACTGGACCTGTTGCGGTTGCGTTAGCACCAAAACCGCCTGTACCAGCTGCGTTTGTTGAAGTTTCGAAAATCATTCCGCCTTCTTTCAACATTGATTGTTGTTGATTTTCCAAAACCAAAGCTGTAATAGCTTTACGGTATGGATCTTTAATTGCTGGCAAGTCTGCGTGTTCCAAGACTGGTTGCCATTTTGATTGTAGTTCTTCTGAAAGATACATTAAATTCTCCTTGATTAGAATTTTTTAGGTTAAACTTTTGTTTTTGTTAAAGCATTCATGACGGACTGAACATATGGATCAGCTGATCCAGATTTTTCAGGAGTACCGTCTTCTACTTTCTCTTGAAGTTGACTTACATTAGCCTTTTTGATGCCTGACGGAAAGTAGTTTTCTCGAATTGTTTCAAGTTTGTCTTTGTATTCTTCCTCTGTGGAATAGTCCACACTCTCTGCGAGTGACTTGATCTTCTCTACTTGCGTGGCAGTAAGGCCTTCGGTAACATCATGAGCAATTTCTACCTTACGTGATTCGACCAGAGATTTTCTGAGATCGATACCGTATTCGATTTCTTCGTTTAGTTTTGACTCAAGTTCTTCAACTTTAGATGCCAACTCTTCAACTAGATCGACTTTCTCGGCTGGAACATCAATATAATGTTCAGCAAACAGATTACGTAAACCTGAAATGAAATCTTC